GTGAGCGGCATTCCGATCGACGAGACGGGGCGCTTCGCCGGCTATGCCAGCGTGTTTTCGCAGGTGGATGGTGGGGGCGACGTGGTGATGCCCGGCGCCTTTGCCCGGACTCTTGCCCGGCGCGGGGTCGAGCGCATCCGCATGCTGTTCCAGCACGACCCCAAGGAGCCGGTGGGCACCTGGGAGCGCGTGGTGGAAGACGGCTTCGGCCTCTGGGTCGAGGGGCGCCTGGTGCCGGGTGTACCGCGCGCCGATGCGCTGCGCAGGCTTATCGAGCGCGGGGCCATCGATGGGCTCTCCATCGGCTTTCGCACGGTGCGGGCCACGCGCGAGGCCAAGTCGGGGCATCGCAGGCTCTGGCAGGTCGACCTTTGGGAAATCTCGATCGTGAGCTTCCCGATGATGGAAGGCGCCCGCATTGCCGGTGTGCCCTCCGAAAACCGCCTGCAGCGCGCGCTGCAGCAGACGATTTCACTTCTCAAAACCTCCCAATAAGGAAGCTCTCATGACCGAGACGGTGACCGACGGCCTTGAAATCAAGGCCGGAGCGGGCAGTGACAATACTGCTCTCTTCCAGCTGATGAACGCCTTCGAGACGTTCAAGCAGGACAACGACGCGCGCCTGGAGCGCCTCGAAAAGCGCGGCGCGACCGACCCGCTGACCGAGGAAAAGCTCGAGCGCATCAACGCCGCGCTCGACGGCTACAAGGCGGCCATGGACCGGGTGGCGCTGGATCGCGCCCGCCCGGCGCTCGAAGGTGGGCGCAGCGAAGCGGGCGACGAATACAAGGAGGCCTTCTCGGCCTACGTGAAGCGCGGCGAGGAAAAGTCGCTCTCCATCGGCACCAATTCCGATGGCGGCTACGTGGTGCCGGGCGAGACCGAGGCGGAGATTACGCGCCGCCTGACCGAGATATCGCCGATCCGTTCGATCGCCGGCGTGCGCCAGGTCTCTTCGGCAGTCTACAAGCGCCCGATCTCGATCTCCGGCCCGGCGACGGGCTGGGTGGGCGAGAAGGACGCGCGACCGCAGACGGCCAGCCAGACCATCGATGCCATCAGCTATCCGGCCATGGAGCTCTACGCCATGCCGGCAGCCACCGCGAGCTTCCTCGACGATGCGGCGGTGGATGTGGGCCAGTGGATCGCCGACGAGGTGAACGCGGCCTTCGCCGAACAGGAAACGGCAGCCTTCATCAATGGCGACGGCGACAAGAAGCCGACCGGCTTCCTGCACTCGACGCTGGTGGCCGAAAGCAGCTGGGCCTGGGGCAAGCTCGGGTACCTCGCGACCGGCGTCTCGGGCGATTTCCCGAGCGCCGACCAGTCCGACGTGCTCATCGACCTCGTCTATGCGCTCAAGGCCGGCTACCGCCAGAACGCGAGCTGGGTGATGAACCGGCGCACGCAGGGCGCGATCCGCAAGCTCAAGGACACCGAGGGCAACTACCTCTGGCAGCCGGCGACGGCGCCGGGCGCCAATGCCACGCTCCTGGGCTTCAACCTGGTCGAGGCCGAGGACATGCCCAATATCGGCGCGGGCACCACGCCCATCGCATTCGGCGACTTCCGCCGTGGCTACCTGATCGTGGACCGCCAGGGCGTCAACGTGCTGCGCGATCCGTTCTCGGCCAAGCCCTACGTGCTGTTCTACACGACCAAGCGCGTGGGCGGCGGCGTGGCCGACTACGACGCGATCAAGCTGCTCAAGTTCGCGGCGAGCTGAGCGGCGCAAGCGCTCTCCGACACCGTCACAACCACTGAACTTCCCCGGCCGCAGAGCCGGGGCCCACGGGTTTCTCCACTCGAGTGGAGGGTGGCAATGGGCCCCGGATCAAGTCCGGGGAAGTCCGGTGGGTGGGGCGACCATCGCAACATCATCTACCGGTGCAATGGAGTACGGACCCTGGGGCTCACCCCCACCCCATCCTCCCCGCAAGGGGGAGGGAGGACGGAGCCGCGGCAGCGTGCTCGAAATCAACAAGGACCAACGAAATGACCTCTTACCTTCTCGCCGGACCGGCGCAGGAGCCGGTGACGCTTGCGGAGGCCAAGGCTTTCCTCAGGCTCGACGACAGCGCCGAGGATGGGCTGGTCTCAACGCTCATCACCGCGGCGCGCCTGCATGTCGAGGGCATTACCGGCCGCGCGCTGATGGCACAGGACTGGCGCGTAGTGCTCGACGCCTGGCCGCCCGACCGCAGCGTCAGGCTGCCGGTGACTCCGCTGATGAGTGTCACGAAGATCACCGCCTATGATGGCGATGGGATCGGGCACGAGGTGCCGGTCGCCCAGTTCTGGCCGGAGAACGGCCGGCTGCTCTTGCCGCTCAACGTCGCCGGCATGCCGGTGCTGCGCGAGCGGCAGGGCATCGAGGTCGATTATCGCGCCGGGTTCGGCGAGGCGGCCTCCGACGTGCCGGCGGATCTGCGGCAGGCGCTGCTGGCGCTGGTCGGCTACTGGTTCGAGCACCGCGACGCGGTGATCGTGGCGGGCTCGGGCGCGGTGGTGCCATCCGGCTTCGATCGGGTGATCGCGCCTTATCGGAGCGTGCGGCTATGAGCGAGCACATTCCGGCATTGGGCACGCTGACCGATCGCGTGCAGATATTGCGGCGCGAGATGACGGGGGAGCCCGAAGGCGGCCACGCCACGCTCTTCGTGCCGATCGCCACGGTCTGGTCGCGGGTGCGTCCGCTTTCGGGCCGGCAGGGCGTGGGCGCCGACGGACGCGGCGTGACGGTGAGCCACAGCGTGGTGATGCGGTTCCGCCCGGACGTGAAGCCGGGGGATCGCGTGGTCTATCGCGGGCGGCGGTTGGAGGTGGTGACGGCGGGCGACCTCAACGGGCGGCGGGCGTATCTGAGCTGCTCGTGCGCGGAAAGTGCGGTGACGGGATGAGGACGGGATTGAGCTTGGGGCTCACCCCCCTCCCAACCTCCCCCGCAAGGGGGGAGGTGTTGCGATCCGGGAACCGGCATGAGCCGTGTCCCAACCTCGATAGGCACCTCCCCCCTTGTGGGGGAGGCTGGGAGGGGGGTGCCCCATGACTCATCCCATCGTTTCCCTCCAGGCAGCGCTGGTGACGGCGTTTCGCGGGGATGCGGCCTTGACGGCGCTGATCGGGGCCAATGCGATTTTCGATGCGCCGCCGCTTGGTGGCGCGGGCAGCTACGTCGTGGTGGCGCGGCACGATATGCGGCCGCGCGATGGCGACCTGATGCCGGGCAACGAGCATCGGCTGGTGCTGCATGTCTGGCACGCCGACCCCTCGCGAAAGGGCGCGCTGGCTATTGCCGAGCGGCTGGCGGCGGTGGCGTTCGAGGCTGATCTCGACGACGCGGAACTGACCGTGACGCACCGCCGGCACGAAGGCACCGAGACGGCAATTGACAAGGATACGGGCAAGGCGCGGGCGGCCCTGGCGCTGCGCTTTCACACGGAACCCACACTTTAGGAGCGCCTCATGGCAGCCCAGAGCGGCAAGGACATGCTGTTGAAGCTCGATTCCACGGGATCGGGCAGTTTTCTCACCGTGGCGGGATTGCGCACGCGCAGCCTCGCCTTCAACGCGGCGGCCATCGACATCACCGACGCCGAAAGCGCGGGCCGCTGGCGCGAGCTGCTGGCCGGGGCCGGCGTCAAGCGCGCCTCGGTCTCGGGCGCGGGGATCTTCAAGGACCAGGCCTCCGACGAGGCGATCCGGGCGCTGTTCTTCGGCGGCACGATCCGGGACTGGCAGCTCATCCTGCCTGATTTCGGCGTGGTGGCGGGGCCGTTCCAGATCACGGCGCTCGAATTCAAGGGCGACCATGCGGGCGAAGTGACCTTCGACCTGGCGCTGGAAAGCGCCGGGGCGCTGACCTTCACCGCTGCCAGCTGAGGAGACACGCAATGGCCAATCCGCAAAGGGGTGAGATCGAGGCGATGATCGGGGGCGAGGCGCGGGTGCTGTGCCTCACGCTCGGCGCGCTGGCCGAACTCGAGGCGCGGCTGCAGGCGGGAGACCTTATGGGGCTCTCGGAACGCTTTGCCGGCGGCAGGATTTCGGCGCGCGACCTGACGGCGATCATCGGGGCAGGGCTGCGGGGCGCGGGCAACGCGATTTCCGACGACGACCTGGCGCGCATGGCGATCGAAGGCGGGCTCAAGGGCGCTGCCGAAGTGGCGGCGCGTCTGCTCAAGGCGACGTTCGGCGAGGCGGAGCAATGACGCCGTTCCCTTGGGACGCGGCCATGCAGATGGGCTTCGGCGTGATGCGGCTTTCCTCGCGCGATTTCTGGGGCCTGACCCCGCGAGAGCTGGCGGCCGCCTTTGGCGCCGCGAGCGGCCGGGCGGCCACGCCGCGGGCGCGGCTGGACGAATTGATGCGGGCATTTCCCGATGGAGGACGCAATGGCTGACACGCTGTTTCCCGATGGATTCCGGGGCGAACTGGACGGGGTTTCGGGCGAACTCGAACGCATCGGCACGCTGGCCGATGGCGTGGCGCGGTCGCTGAGCAACGCCTTCAGGGGCGCGATCACCGACGGCAAGTCGCTCAACGGCCTCCTGGGCGACATCGCCCGCAGCTTTGCCGACATAGCCTTGCGTGCCGCGTTGAAGCCGCTGGGCAACCTGGTTTCGGGGCTGGTGGAAAACGTGTTTGCGGCGACCAACCCAGTGGTGCAGGGCGTGACGCCCTTCGCCAAGGGCGGGGTAATCGCGGCGCCGAGCTACTTTCCGCTCGGTCGCGGGCTGGGCGTGGCCGGTGAAGCGGGCGCGGAAGCGGTGATGCCACTGATGCGCGGGCCGGATGGCCGGCTGGGTGTTGCCGGCGGGGGAAGCGGAGTGAACGTGACGTTCAACGTGACGGCGAGCGATGCGCGCAGCTTTGTCGGGGCGGAGGCCGAGGTGGGGGCGATGCTGTTGCGGGCTGTGCGGCGGGGGAGCCGGGGGGCGTAGGCCCAAATTCACAGATTGGGCCAGCAGGTCTCCCTTTCGCTTGCGGGGAGGGGACAGGGGTGGGGGTGCGGCTGGCTCTGAGTCCTGGCCTCACCCCCACCCTCGATCCCTCCCCGCAAGGGGGAGGGAGGCGATGGGCTTGGCCCGCACACTGACATTTACGGGAGTCTTCCATGGCTTTTCATCCGATCCGCTTTCCGCTCGATATCGCGTTGGGGGCGCGGGGCGGGCCGGAGCGGGCTACCGATATCGTGACGCTGGCTTCGGGCGCCGAGGAGCGGAACAGCCGGTGGGCGCATTCGCGGCGGCGATACAATGCCGGTTATGGCGTGAAGTCGCGCGCCGACATGCAGGCCGTTCTGGCCTTTTTCGAGGAGCGGCGCGGGCGGTTCCATTCGTTCCTTTGGCGCGATGGACTGGATTTTTCGTCGGGCGGCGCCACGCCGGATCCGCTCGACCAGGTGATCGGCACCGGGGACGGGGTGAAGGCCGCGTTCGCTCTGGTGAAGACATATGGGGCCAGTTTCGACCCCTATCTCCGGCCGATCACCAAGCCTGTCACAGGCTCCGTGCGCGTGGCGGTCGCGGGCGTCGAAACGAGCGCCTTCGTGCTTGATGAACTGACGGGGCTGGTGACGCTCGATGCGCCCCCGGCGCCAGGGGCGGTCGTGACGGCGGGCTTTCTTTTCGATGTGCCGGTGCGTTTCGATATCGATCGGCTCGATATCGAGCTGACGAGCTTCGACGCGGCCGAGGCACCCACCATTCCCCTGATCGAGGTGCTGGAATGAAAACGTTCGATGCTGCGTTTGCAGCCCATATCGCTGGCGGCGAGACGACTTTGGCAACCTGCTGGCGCATCGTGCGGACGGACGATGTGGTGCTCGGTTTCACCGACCACGACGTGGCGCTTGCCTTCGATGGCGTGGATTTCCTGCCGGCCCATGGGCTCGATGGCGGAGAGGGCACGGCCAAGCTTGGGGCGCAGGTGGATACGTCCGAGGTAGTGGGTATCCTGCATTCGGAGGCGATTACCGAGGACGACATCCTGCTCGGCCGCTTCGATGGTGCGCTGGTCGAGACCTGGCGGGTCAACTGGCGCGATGTCTCGGTTCGCGCGCTGCTGCGGCGCGACACGATCGGCGAGATCGTGCGCGAGGATGGCGCCTTTCGCGCCGAACTGCGCTCCGGGCAGCAGGCGCTCAACGTGCCCAAGGGGCAGATCTACCAGGCGCTCTGCGATGCGGAGCTGGGCGACGGGCGGTGCGGCGTTTCTGTCGAGACGCCGGTATTCAAGGCTGATGCGGGCGTGGCGGCGGTGCGCGATCGCTTTCGGCTGGAAGTCACCGGGCTCGATGAACTCGCCGAAGGCTGGTTTTCGTTCGGGCGCGTGACCTGGCAGAGCGGTCCGCGCACGGGCAAGCAGGATCGCGTGGTGAGCCATGCGCGGGTGGGTGGGGCCGATATCCTCGCCTTCGACGCGCCGGTAGGCGATTGGGTCGAGATCGGCAATGCACTGGTTGCCTATGCGGGTTGCGACCGGCGGTTTTCGAGCTGCAAGAGCAAGTTCGCCAATGCCCTGAACTTCCGAGGCTTTCCGCACATTCCGGGCAACGACTTCGTCATGCGCTACCCCAAATCGGGCGACGTGCTGGAAGGGCAGGCGCTGGTCAAATGAGGGACGATGCAGAACGGATCGTGGCGGCAGCGCGCGCGTGGATCGGCACGCCGTATCGGCACCAGGCCTCGACGCTGGGTGCGGGCTGCGATTGCCTGGGGCTGGTGCGGGGCGTCTGGCGCGAGATCTATGGCGACGAGCCGGTGACCATGCCCCCTTATCGTGCGGACATGCGGGACGTGGCGTTTGCAGGCGCGCTGCTCGAGGCCGCGGAGACGCTACTGGTGCGGGCCGAGGCGATGGAGGCGGGGCGCGTCGTACTGTTCCGGCTCAATGGCGCGGCGGCACCCAAGCATTGCGGGATTCTGGTGGGCGAGGACCGGTTCGTGCATGCGCAGGAGGGCCTGGGGGTGGTCGAGGCCAGCCTCGAGGGCTGGGCGCGCAGGGTGGCTGGGGTGTTTGCGTTTCCGTGAGGGGGCCCGGTTTTCTCGGCCCACCAGTTTCAGCTTATTTCAGGGAGCCGTCATGGCCACTTTAGCACTCTCGGTTGCCGGGCAGTTCGTCGGCGGGTTCGTGGGCGGGCCGATCGGGGCGACGATCGGGCGCGCGCTGGGGGCATTGGCGGGGGCGGCGGTCGATAATGCGCTGTTCGGTGAGAAGCCGCAGCAGCGGCGGACGGGCAGCGACTTCCAGTTGCAGGGTTCGGTCGAGGGCGGGGCGGTGCCACGGCTCTATGGCTGGAGCCGGGTCAGCGGCAACATCATCTGGGCGACCGAGCTCGAGGAGATGACGCGCGAGACCTCCGGCGCCAAGGGCTTTGGGCCGCAGACCTCGGAAAGCGAGATCTTCGCCAACTTCGCCGTGGGTCTCTGCGAGGGCGAGGTGCACCGGCTCGGTCGCATCTGGGCCGACGGCAAGCTGCTCGACACACAGGGGCTCAATATCCGCTTCCATCGTGGAACGGGCGGCCAGACGGTCGACAGCCTCATCGAGGGCAAGCAGGGGAGCGGCAATACGCCGGCCTATCGCGGGCTCTGCTACCTGGTCTTCGAACGCCTGCCGCTATCGCAGTTCGGCAACCGCATCCCGCAGATTTCGGCCGAGCTCTGCCGCGTCGTGGGCGAGCTGGAGCCGGCGATCAAGGCGGTGACCATCATTCCGGGAGCGACCGAGTTCGGCTACGACCCCGTGCCGCGCGTGCGGGTGGTGGGGCCAGGGCAGACGACGGCCGAGAATACGCACCTCATGGCGGGCATATCGGACTGGACGCTCTCGATCGACGAGCTGACGGCGATCTGCCCCAATCTTGAACATATCTCGTTGGTGGTGAGCTGGTTCGGCAGTGACCTGCGCTGCGCGGACTGCCTTATCGAACCGCGAGTGGAGGGCTCGGCGCGCGTAGTCGGGGGCACGGAATGGTCTGTGGCCGGGCTGACGCGGGCGGGCGCCAAGGTGGTTTCCACCCATGACGGCGGGCCGGCCTACGGCGGCACGCCTTCCGACGCGGCAGTGCGGGCGGCGATTGCCGACCTCAAGGCGCGCGGGCTCAAGGTGACGCTCTACCCGCTGGTGATGATGGACGTGCCGGAAGGCAATACGCTGACCGATCCCTATTGGGGCGGCCGCCAGCCGGCTTATCCCTGGCGCGGTCGGATCACCTGCAACCCGGCACCGGGCGGGGCGGGTACGCCGGACAAGACCGGCGCCGTTCTGGCGCAGGTCGATGCATTCGTGGGGACGGGCACGGACTGGCGTTATCGCCGGATGGTGCGGCATTACGCGAACCTGGCGGTGGCGGCCGGTGGGGTCGATGCCTTCATCATCGGCTCGGAAATGCGCGGAATGACGACGCTGCGCGGCGCCGGCAACAGCTTTCCCTTCGTATCGGCGCTGGTCGCGCTGGCAGCGGAGGTGCGCGGCATCGTGGGGAGCGGGACAAGGCTCACCTACGCGGCGGACTGGTCGGAATTTTCCGGATACCAGCCGGATGGGGAGAAGTTCTTCCATCTCGATCCGCTCTGGGCGAGCCCGAATATCGATGCCGTGGGCATCGACAATTACATGCCGCTCACCGACTGGCGGGATGGCGACGACCATCTCGATGCTGCGGAGGGGCGCAGTGTCTACGATCGTGGCTATCTGCAGGGCCGGATCGCCGGCGGCGAGGGCTATGACTGGTACTATGGCTCGGATGCCGAGCGAGTGGCGCAGACGCGTTCGCCAATCGGCGATGGCGCCCACGGCGAGCCCTGGATCTGGCGGTTCAAGGATATCGAAGGCTGGTGGAGCAACGCCCATCATGATCGCCCGGGTGGCGTGAGGGCATCGTCCGCTACGGCCTGGGTGCCGCGCTCCAAGCCGCTGTGGTTCACGGAGCTGGGCTGCGGGGCGGTCGACAAGGGCGCGAACCAGCCCAATGTCTTCGGCGATCCGAAGAGCTCGGAAAGCGGGCGGCCGTATTTTTCGAGCGGGCTTTCCGACCCGCTGATGCAAAGGCAGTTCCTGCGGGCGCAACTGGACTATTGGGGCGGGGTGGCAAACCCTGCCTCAAGTCTTTATGGCGGCCCGATGGTGGAGCGCATCTACCTCTGGACCTGGGATGCGCGGCCCTATCCGGCCTTTCCCGCCGACACTGGAAGCTGGAGCGATGGCACCAACCATCCGACCGGGCACTGGCTGACCGGGCGCGTGGGCGCCATGGCGGGGGACGAGCTGATCGCGGCCCTGGCGCGCGATCATGACGTGACGCTGTCGCATGTCGAGGCGGTGCAGCCGCTGATCCACGGGCTCAAACTCGACGGCGTCGGCTCGGCGCGCGATGCGCTGGAGGAAGTGCTGGCGGTTTCCGGCCTTTCGGTGCGCGACGGGCAGGGTGGGCTCGAATTCCGCCGGGCGCTGGAGCGCGAGGCGGTGCCCGCGGGCGAACTGGTGGCGGGCGAGGGGCCGATCGTTTCTCGACGACGCCCCGATCCGGGCGAGGCGCTGGGGCGCGTGGCGCTGACCTATCTCGACCGCGAACGCGCATACCTTACGGGCACGGTCACGGCGATGCGGCTCGGCGGTGGGTCGACGGCGGGCGAGGGTTCGAACCTCGTGCTCGATCTTGCCGGAGCGCGGCATTCGGCCGAACGCATTCTTCTCGATAGGGCGACGTCGGAAATCATCGAGTTCACGCTGCCGCCGTCCATGGCGGCTGTGGAGGTGGGCGACGTGCTCAGCCTCGATGGCGTGGCAGAGGGGCCGTTCGAGGTGACGGAAATCCGTGACGGTCTGGCCCGCAAGGTCAGCGCGCGGGCGCTACCGCCATCGATGATTGCTGCAATTACTTCGGACAGGCCGCAGGCACCTATGGCGCTGACAGGCGTCAGGGCCATGCCGGTGGTCGTGGCGGCGCATTTGCCGCCTTCGCCGGAAAGCCCACTGCGTTCGCGCCTGCTGCTGGCGGCATCCGCCAAGCCCTGGCCGGGCGAGGTGGCCTTCGACGAGGAGGTGACGGGGACCGTGCTGGCGCGCGCGGCGGCTCCCGCTGTGCTTGGTGAACTGACCGCAGCGCTGCCTGCGGGCAGTTTCGGCGAGTGGGACGATACCAGTAAAGTGCGGCTGCGCGCTTATTCGGGGCATTTCTCGTCGGCGAGCGAAGCCGCGGTGCTGGCTGGGAGCAATCGGCTGGCGGTGCTGGGCGATGACGGCGAATGGGAAGTGCTCGGCTTCGCCGAAGCGGAACTGCTGGCGCCGGGGCTCTACGAACTGAGCCATCTGCTGCGCGGCATGGATGGGTCGGCGAGCGGGGCGGCGGCGATGGGGCGCAGGGTGTTCGTGCCGGATAGCCGAGCGGTTTCGGTTCCGGTCGATGGCGCCTGGCTCGATACGACGATGAACCTGCGCGCCTTTGCCGGTCGGTCGGACGTGACCGGGCAGGCGCTTGCGGTGGAGATCGGCCTCGGCCCGGTGCTGCCACTGGCGCCGACGAACCTGGTCGCGACGCGCACGCTGCCGCTCGGGGATATCACCCTCACCTGGAGCCGGCGCAGCCGCGCTGACCCCAACGGCACCGGGGCAGGCGTGCCGGCGCTCGAATATGTGCCGGAGGCCTATCGGGTGACGATCTTCAACGGCGCTTCGCCGGTGCGCAGCATCGACGTTGGCGCGGTCTTGGCCGCCTACCCGGCAACGCTGCAATTGCTCGATTTCGGCAGCCTGCCGGCGAGCTTCACCTTCACGGTCGCGCAGATGAGCGCCGGATTTGGAGCGGGGCATCCCGCCCAGGGAGTTTTCCATGCCTGACGAAAACCAACGCTTCGCCGAATGCCTCAAGGTCGTCCTGGCCCATGAGGGCGGCTATGTCGACCACCCGGCCGATCCGGGCGGCGCGACCAATATGGGCATTACCCACAAGACACTGGCGCGCTGGCGACAGGTCTCGCCCTGGTGGCAATTGCCCAAGAGCGCGGTCCAGGGCCTCAAGATCGATGAGGCCGCGAACATCTACCGCGCTTCCTATTGGGATCGCAGCAAGGCCGGCGCCCTGCCGGCGGGGCTCGACCTCGCGCTCTTCGACTATGCGGTCAACTCCGGACCCGACCGGGCGATCAAGAGCCTGCAAAAGCTGGTGAATGTCGTACCGGACGGGCAGGTGGGGCCGCTGACGCTGGCGGCGATCCGCGACCGCGTCGCGGCGACCGGCATTGCCGGGCTCATCGACGCGCTCTGCAACCAGCGTCTCTCGTTCCTCACGCAACTGGCCACGTTCGCCGTCTTCGGACGCGGCTGGCGCAAACGCGTCGAGGACATCCGCGCGGCGGCCTTCGCCCTGGCTGGCGGGCCGCCGACGACAGAAACCGCAACCGACTTCTGGAGTGACATCATGAATATCCTTGCAGGCTACAAGACCTACATCGTGGCCGCGGCGATGGTTCTCGCCGGGCTGGCCCAGGTGCTGGGCGTCGACATTCCCTCGCTGGAAGGCCATTCGGCCGGACAGTTGATCCTCGAGGCGATCGCGATCGTCTTCCTGCGGAAGGGGATCAAGAGCGATATCGGGAAGGCGTGA